AGAGGCATCGTTATCAACGTGGATAAAGTTCTTTGCCACGCCAATACGATTAAAACCTGCTTCGAGAAGAGAGTTAATAATAATATATTTCTGTCTTGAGGTAGGAGCATAGATGTCTACAGCGCATCCGTGTACGTGACTGCTGTTGTTTACACCGCCCACCTTTGCATTATGTTCAGGGCTTCTGTATGCGCTAGTGATCTTAAACGCTATACCCGCTGCTTTGCGAGCAGCTGTGAGCTTGTTAAGAAACCCCACGTTCATATGAACATAAGAATCTTTGATGTCGGGAGAGTCAAACTCCTTGTATTCAAAGAAGAAGTGAAAGTCTGTGTTTAGTCCATCCATAGGCTATTTTACTTTTTTAATTTCCGAGGTCCACGAGGTGTAACATACTCCTAATCGTTGAGTGTTATCAGGATATTCATCCATCATAGTAGCATCACTCATACATCTTTCAATAAATTCAGGGCGTGTTTCCTTCAGGTTGGGAACAGGTATCGGCATTGTCGTTAATATTAGAGTTAGAAAAAATAGGCTCGTCCCAATAAAGGAAGAGCCAATCACTATTAGAATTTACATTTTTCTCTTTACTCATTTACCAACTTACGATAAGATAGTTCAGCAATAAAAGCTGTATAAATAGCGTATAATGGATTAACTCCCATCGCGCTATACAAGATGAGGCTGCACCAAAAAGAAAGGCACAGAACGCAGTTAAATGGCTTAAAAGGCAATAGTCTTTCCATCACCCAACCGTAGGGTTCAAATATAAACAGGAATGAGAACATCAATCCGATGCTGCTTACTAAAATCCAATCGTTGTAAATATCAATCATTATAGTTTTTCGCTTAAATAATCATCTTTAATATACCGTTTTAACTTGGTAACGGACTGACCATTTTCTATATAGGTGAGGTATCCTTTTATTCTATGACCGTATACATCGCTATGGTTTAACGATACTATCTTATTGGTCATTGTACTATATATAATAGAGATAACAAGATTAGCGGCAGACTTGCCTTGCTCGTAGTAGTGTAGAAATTTTTCACAAGTACGCATTACAGCGACATCTATTAGAGATTGCTGCAATTCTTTGTTGCCGTCCGTTACAAATGCTGAACTGGCTATCTCTATACTTCTTTGCAGGATGAATTTACCGAGTTCTTCAGTTATCTTACCTTGTTGAGCGGACAGGATAGCCTCCTTCTCAATCAAAGCCTTGTCGTACCTCGGCATATTCTTGCTCTACTTTATTTAGAATAATTAAGATTACAGAGAGATGGTCTGAAAGCTCTTCTGTGCTTACGCCAAGTTCAAATGCCAATCGTACCAGTGTAACGGGGTAGCCGTTGTATACCAGTCTATTGATGACCTCGTATAAATCGAGAATGAAATCTGCTTCATCTTCTGTTAAGTCTTCGTAGTATTCGTTAATCATCTCATTAGTAAGAAGAACGCAGTCTATCTGCTTTGTCGGGGTCAAGCTCTGCGATAAGTTCTATGTATTCTTTTTCTTTTTTATAGGCTTCTTGAATCTCTTCTACTGTAGAGTCAGTGCCTATATATGTAAATAACCGTGCCATCTCAAAGAGATACAGATCAATCCTATTCTTAATTAATTTACAAGTCTGATAATTCTTTTTTTCACTCACCATCTCTATCTTTTATGTCGTAGCATTTAACCTTAACCAAGAACGTATCTTTCGGAAGGTCCTTGTCAATTTTAATATCAAGCCTTTTGTAGTACTTGTTGCCATCGTCTTTAACCATACCCTCAGCAACGAGAGTATCGGATAGAAATTTTGAAACAAGAATAACATTATCAACGTCGTGGCGAGAATGGTACCTAATACTAATCTCGTAAGAGTCACAATAAAAGTGATCATACCTCTCCAGCTCTGCTTTACAATATTTGCTGTATTCATCTTTCTGTTTTTTACGAATAGCCCAATGCTTCCCGGCGTAATACTGATTAAGGGAAGGTGGTTTAGGCAGGTTTAAATCTAATTCAATCGTATCGTTTAGCATCTCTTATATGTAAGTATCCCACCTCCTTATCGACAAATTGACGATTAGAAAAGTGGGATGTTTTAGGCATTCCGCGTACCTCCCAAACAGGTTGAGGCAGGGAAGCTAAGTTAAAACCGAATATACCCTCAGGGGTTTGACATAGATATACAGGGACGGTAAGGTACTTCTGCGCTCGAGCGATGAGCTTATCGTACTTGTACTTCTCTATTACTAAGTCATCGTAGTGCTTGTTACGACACTTGAGTTCTATGTCGCATTCGTACTGCAGTGAGTAGCAGTCGTGGTGGGAGTAGTCCCCTTCGGACCAATCAAGGTCAGGGATATAGTTTTCCTTTAGATAGTTAAATAGGCTATCCTCGTTCTTCTTCCAGCTCATTCTCATTGCGTATCGCAATCTTCAACAGGATAAGATATCCTATTAAGTCTTGCACAGTATCTTCAGTGGCGTCGGTAATACCCTTTGATTTGATACGCATCAGCTTGTCGTCTATGCGGGCGCATAAGCTGTTTACAGCGTTTCCCTTAGAGAAGATACCTACGGGGTAAAGGGCTGAGTCCCCGTAGGCAGCATTCTTCTCAAGGAGCAAGTCAGTAACTTGCTGGGACGTTTCTATAATTAAATCTCTCGTGTTTTGCATATACCTGTAATATAGTAAATTAACTTGAAAGTTCTACTTCAAACTTGTAAACCTTTTGAACACCTTTAGTTTCTATAACCATTCTTCCGTTGGAGGGGTTAAGGAATATATAGTTCTCAGAATTCCCAGTGTAGTCCGTTACGTCCACCTTGAACTCTTTTCCGTTAATTAGCATCTTGTTCCAATCAATAACTTCTACCTCTCTCGCAGAGGGGATGTTAAACTTTAGGTAGGCGCGAATCATCTCGCACCAACTCTTTCTATACGCTTCAGACCAACTCTTCATATCTTAAAATTCTAATTCTTCTTGTTTAGGTGTGGGTAGTTCTAATGGCTCCGGCTCGTAGTTAGGATCGTTGTACGCATACAATCTATCGCCTAACTCATCCTTCTCGTAGTATCGGTTTTTAACCTTGTCGTAGTACATAGTAACTACGCCTAATTTACCTACAATCTTAGGTTTTGCCTTTACAACAGTGATCTCTACCTGGTTAGCTTCGTAGGGCATTCCGTTAGTATCTTCTAATCCAAAAGGACATCTCCATATATTAATAACCATCATACCCTTTCTGGACCACTGCATACCTCCAGCGATATCGTTCATCGTAGGCTTATCGATATAAGCAATACCATTCTTATACTTAGGTTGCTGGTGTTTAGTGTGTACAGTGAGTAGTGTGTGGTAGTTGTTATCGGCACTATGCTTACGGATACGGGTAAGCACCTGTCCAATAGCAATGTCATCCCTTACACCTTGAGATACGTCTGTTTTTATCTCTGTGAACGGATCAATTAAACAACCTTGTATCTTTACATCAAAGCCTTGTTCTATATCGGTAACACAATTGTAGAACGCTTCAACAGTGAGGTCTTGTAATCCACTATCTATAATATAGAAGTGCTTATTTATAAAGTCTACCGCTTTATCAGACTCTTCTTGAGAGGCCATTAGCTTATCGTTTACCAAGAATGGCTTACGAAGATATACCCAAAGAAGTTCAGCGAACACCTCTGTAGGCGATCCAGTCTCTGGTGAATATACTGCCCACTTCCAACCGCTGTATTCCGAGAGGTTCATCATTACCTCAAAAGCGAACTGGGACTTTCCTTGATGCGCCCCCGCATAGATATAGGTGGTGCTACCCAGCTTCATTGAGTACTTGTCAAACAGGGAATTAAAACCCGTCCAAGCACCTTTGCTTACTCCATTCTCACGGAGTTCTGTTAGAGAATCTTTTAACTCCTCAGCCCTATAGATAAAATTTCTCGTTGTCATTTGTTTAAATATTTAAGTCAGTAAAATCTTCTGCCCATACAGGCGTCTTTTCTCCTATATATGCGCCAAACACATTGTATTCTGCAAATTCAATAGCATCTCCTTCGCTCATCTCTTCGTTGCTTTCAAATATAATCCGTATCGCTTTATATCTAGAATAGACCACTCTCCAAAGGTTTGGGTCAAATCCAATTATAGCATCATCAAACCCATCAGCGAACAACACATCGTCTGTATCTGAATATAATTCTATTATTGCATCTCTCATTACTCTCCAAATTCTTTAGTATAATCTTCTTCTTTGTGTGCAAAACTTCTGCTTACCTCCTTACGGTAGAATTCTTTCGATACATAGAAGTCGTACACGCTCTTTGCGGTAGCCCCTACATACGCCATCATCTTGGCTATCATCTCAGGGTTTCTGTTTATGGCATCTAAGTCTTTAGCTCTTGTTACAAACTGAAAGGGTCTATCCTTTGTGCCTAAATACATATTGACGTAGCCGTTGCCTTTCTTCTTTTTCCAAGCAAGGCGTACACCAATATCGTATATCATTTG